CTTACGCATCTCCAAGAACAAGATAATATCAGGGTGATCTATGTCTAGGTAGGCAGCATAGCTTCCCCTACGTGTACGTCCCTGACGGTAGGCTAGGCTAGAGGCATCGTACATCTTTAGGTGCGGCATCATACCCGTAGACTTGTCATCAGCAGAACGAATACCAAAGCCAATACCTACACCACCACCATACATGGACAGCCAGTTAGTCTCTGATAGGTTGGAGACTAGCCCTTCAGCAGTGTCATCAATGTAATTAAGGTAACACGAGATGGGTAGCCCACGCTTGGACCTCCCATAAGATAGGATAGGAGTAGAGTAAGACAGCCAGTGCTTGGAGGCGTAGTCATATAGGCGCTGGGCATGTTCGTTGTTTGAAGAGAACGTCTTCGATACAAAGGCAAACCTTTCTTGAGGGGATAGTTCGTTGTCCATCATATAGGATTCTTTGAGCCTAGCAATGCCAAGCTCATCAAATAAATTATCCTGTGCTGGATTAATCTCAATGCCAAGGTGGGTTATTTGAGGCATTAATTATTCTCCTTTTTTATATGCCATTTCTAATATCATCTCTGCATAGTGGATTACTTTACGAATGTCTTGCTCACCATCACCCTTTGTCCTGTGACGTGTAATATACTTAACAACATTGCCCTCAAGAAAGTCAAGCCCGTTAGAATAAATATACTCTACGGGTTGTATGCCACAATCTTTATAGTGATTGCCTCCTACTTGTTTGTCTAATGCTTCATCTGGTCTGTGCATGTGTGCAGTATCACTGCCTACAAACATAGTTCCGTTTTCAAAGTAGTAATCCTTTTCTTCTTTAGGTACTCCTTCTCTATTTTCACGCATCTTTCGTAGAATATATTTCTCTCTTCCTTCAGCCATCCACTTAACTCCTTCAACGTTTAAGTCTGATGCGACATCCTTCAATCCAATCTGAGAAGTAGTTTGTAAACAGACAGGGGAATACCGAATGTATCACAAGTACAACAGCAGTCAAGAGGCTTTCAACAGCAAGCTGTAAAGCAAACACAAAGTGCTGAAAGTACGTCATCTTTAGTGTCTTTAAATGTTTATTCATCTTTTGGTCCTTTCCATATAAGGTTTAGTTTTTTTCTAGCTTCATTGTGAGTCTCAGAGTTGATAACATATGCTGCAAACTCTCTAACTCTTGAGGGTTTAAGTCCAGCATAGTCACATACAAATTCAAAGTTTTCTGTTGTCACTCCTATCGAAGCAAAGAACCAGTTAGTAGCTTCTTTACGCATAGACGTAATGCTAGTAACTTCATTCTCAACTTCGGACTCAGTAATGTCAAGCAGTGCTTGATATATTACAGACAGGAATAACATATTCTCTGAATTTGTAAAGGGTTTTGATTGTAGTTTTAATATGTTATCTAAATCTTTTGGGTTCATCTTCAAACTCTTGTACTGGCCTATAGAACTTACCACCTACATATTTATTGTAGTATGCTGGTTCATCTGTACCTTTCAAGGTAGTAGACAAAACATTATACTTCATCTGATAGTATAGCTCATAGTATTTTAGGCTTCTTTTGTTTTTAAACTCTGCTATTATTTCAAACTTAAATTTCTTCTTACCTATCTTCTCGATGTCTTCTAACAAAGGTTTGGAAGAACCCATATAGATAATCCAGTTGGATTCTTTTTTGCTTGCTTTAGCACTGCCCTTCTTTTTCTTTACTGGGTGCCAGTACTGTTTGCATCCCACGTAAGCCTTCCCCGTTGTCTTGTTAGTAATAAGATAAACAAAACCAAAGTGCTTATTGGGATCAGGCTTACTGGGATACTTCCAATGCATTTAATTAATTATTTCTTGAACATCTGGTGTCTTCGTAACCTGTACCAAGTCTCTGTTACCATTTGAATACTTGAATGTGCGTAGTCCTTTACCTTGGTTAGCATCAGACCAACACATAATCTTGTGTCTACAATAAGCACAACCAACAGGAAGCTTAAGGTTACCAGACTTACCATCAGGAATAGCATCATAGCACTTATCGGGGACAGTATCTTCAGCGACAGTTTTCTTAAGATATTTAATCCTCTCTCCAGCATTGATCATCTCCATTGGATGCACGGGTGTGAGGCAAATCTTTCCAGTAGATTTATCGATAACAAGAAAAGCTGCCTTGTCTATTCCATTGGCCTGTGAGTAGGCAGATATCTGTGCCATGTAACCAAAGGGATCATCGTCTGCTATTGTATTAGACTCAAACTTTTTAAAGCTATAACTAGAAGCAGACTTACAGTCAACCAAAACCCCATCGATAATTGCATCCTGATGTCCTACTACTCCTTCTACTGTGACTTCTTTCTGTTGTGCCTCTACTGTATGACCAGCTACGGATGCACAGAGCAGTAAAAGTTCTTCAAGAATATATCCATATAGAAATTTAATTCGTGTGCTTGGTGGTAATTTTTCTTCTGTTTCTGTATTAATATCATACCATATCTGTCTAGTAGGTTTACCAATAGCGGATAGCCTGAGATAACCATTACCTCTTGGCTCGCTATACATAAATTCTTTGACGTGGACCTTAAGCATCTCACCGAAGTTATCTATAAGAGCGTCTACTTCTTTTTCATCCTTATCAATAAGGCTAAAATTAAATAGCTTATAGATATCTTCTACTAATGTTTCAATTTTTTTCATAATAAATTAGGGTGCTACACCCACAAAGATGCAGCACCCTACCTTTACCTAGTTGCCAAAAGGAATATCAGATTCAGCCTGAGATTGAATAGCTTCTGGATTAATATACCCACCCTCAACAACAGTAAAATCCTCAGACATTGCATAAGGAACTAGATCAAGGACTTGAACCCTTTCAAAATCAAGGCTTACTCCTGATCGACCATTATTATTCCACGCATAGGGCTGTACTTTAACAACTACTATACTGCCATTACCAATAAGTTTATCATCCCAAGGATTATTTTGGGAATCTACTACCGTAGGTGCCTTACGAGGTCCATTTTTGTTCTCTGTAGTATGTTTACATTTTATATAACCAAAGGGAGCTTCTTCATATCCTTTAGCTAGATAGTCTTCTGTTCTCATCTTGACTGTTCCACCAATACTTTCAATTGAAAGTTTAGTAGCCTCGTCCTCAAGACGTAGATCAATTTCCCAAAAATGTTTGTCATATTTTGTGTTGGGTTGAATAAGTTTAGCCCAATCACATTTGCCGGTTATAAATATAGGGTTCATAGCCATAGTTAAATGTCCTTTTTTATGTCACGCTACCGTGATCATTGATTAGATGTCTACTACTTTAACTCCATCAGTATACACTATCTGATTTAGAGTGTCAACATATTAATGTGTCTCAGCCCATGTTTTACCAACTTTATAATCACAGTCTAATTCACACTTCATCTTCAGTGTCTTTGTTGTCTGTGTCATTGCCTCCTTTGTTAGCCTACAGAATCTTTCTATGTCAGGGATAGCTACTTCAAACTGATACTCGTCGTGTATTGAGGCAACTAATCTTACATCTAACTTAGTTTTAATAACTCGTTCCATGATATGAACAAGCCACTGCTTACATACTATAGCACCAGCACCCTGAAGTAAAGTGTTTAGTGCTGCGTGTTCTGATCTAATGTGTAAGAGTCTACCGTCTAAGGCAGGGATTGTACCACTGGCAGCTTCTTTACTTACCCACATCCTAAGATTTTTAAGTGCTGGCATGTTCTTCAAGAACCTAGTTATCAACTGTTGTCCATGCTTGGCTGTGCCACCCACTACCTTACCAATCTTAGCTGCACCAGCCCCATAGAGCCATGCATAAATAAATGTCTTGGCTTGATCCCGTGTCTTCAACCCTGCTCTTTCTTGGTTAGCTGTGTGTACATCACCCGTCAATACAATGTTAGTATACTCAGGGTCATCCATGTAGTGAGCCAAGCATCTTAACTCAAGACCACTGGCATCCACACCTACCAAGCGATACTTAGATACATCATCAACTGTCCATAGTCCTCTACATTCTTTACCGTAAGGGCTATAGACAGCGGGAACTTGTGCCATATTAGGAGATGCATGTGCCATCCTTCCTGTTATAGTACGTAGTGTCATCACACTACCACGTACTCTGTTATCTTCTTGGCATGCCATGATCCATGATTTTATTAGGCCAGTACGTTTCTGTAATAGAAAATATCTATTAAACATCTTGGCCTCTGGTAGATCAATCGTTGACAAGACTGCTTCGTTAATAATTATATTACCTTTATCAGTCATTTGCTTGGGCTTCCAACCCTTTGCTTGTAACCTATCAGCAATTTGTTTACGACTTGCTATATTAAAAGGTATGTATTTAGTCTTGGTCTTTAGTACTACTTCAGTAGGATCAAAGTCTTCTTCCGCCTTACGTTCTAGTCCATGTAACTCATCCTGCAACTGAGCCTGTAAGATCATAGCTTCTTGTATCTTAAATGCAAAGCCATTCTTCTTCTGCTTATCTAAGATAGCCCTGACTTTACACTCTAACTCATAAGCTTTAGGCTTGAACGGTTTACCTTCTTTCTCTAGCTCCTGTGCTACGTGACGGGTCACCTCTGTGTCACGCTTACAATACTCCAACATCTCAGGTGAGTAGTGTGCGAAGTCATGGAAGTCACCCTTCTCAAAGCCAAGGGTCTTACCCCAAGCTTCAAGAGAGTGACCACCATCACGTATAGGATTATAAAGCTGTGACTCAATTAGAGTATCACGTATCTGACTAAGCTTTATATTACATCCAAGTAAACGATTCAGGACAGGAGCATCGAAGCTGATACCATTGTGCATAATAAAGGTATCAATTTGCTGCGACCAACTAGCAAACTCCGAACACTCCTGCCCTACCCACGCCTTAACCTTATTAGTTTTATAACTTCTTGCTACGATACAGTGTATCTTTGTTGCATTTAAACTATCTGTTTCAATATCAACTATAGCTGTTGTCATTATACCTTAATGAGACAAGCATCCTCTACATTAATGTGAAAGAACTTCTCACCCTCTCTGATGTTCCTATTAGATACTTCTTTTACTTCACAGTCAAGTAAAATATTTGCGTCAATATGCCACGCCTGTTTGCAATCGTTACGCCACACTATAAATGTAAACAAGGCATCAGGATATTGTTCTTTCCACTTAAGTAGCAAGCGGTTCTTGCGGTAAGGGATACGTACTTCTTTCCAACTAGGGTTCCAATCTCCCTTCCAAGAATACTTAACCTCCACTTCATAGAGGTGGTGTGTTTCTTCTACTGCCTTGCAAATAATATCAAAGTCTTTTCGTTCTGTAGTATCAATAGTAGTGTAGTTCATATCTTTAATATACTTTAAGGTAGCTTTCTTAGCTTCAGTGTCAGCTACTTCATACAAAGCTTTGTCAAAAGGTTTACGTTTACCCATTGTAGTCATTCTTCTTCTCCATTTTGTTCTGTTGTTGTTTCTCATGTTGATTCATTCTTCATTCTCCGCAAAAGGATTATCAATCTGTGTCATCCTACCAGTATCTTTATCGTAATGCAAGTAGCAAGCAACACCAGTGTCACCAGTGTACCTGTTCTTTAAGATACGTATGGTGGTGGTGTTGGCTGCTTGCTCATCGTCTGCCTGTTGGTTACGCTCCAATGCTATGACGGCATCAGATAGGTGTGCAATGCTGGCAGACCCACGAAGGTGTGACAGTGATACCTCACGGCCATCCTCATGTCCACGATCACCACTTGGCCGACGTAGGTGGCTCACAAGCAGCAAGCCTATGTTTGTTTCTTCAACCAGAGAACGTAGCTTAGTCATTAGAATATCAATTGACTTACGTTCATCACCGTTGTCTTCCTGACCTGATACCAAGATAGATAGGTGGTCAAGGATAATCCACTTGGTGCCTAATGCCTTTGCCATGTAACGAACACGGCCTAAGATTTCATCGTTACTGATAGAACCAAAGTGATCAAAGGCAAAGAACCTCTTACTGCCTAAGGTTTTGTCCTGCCATACACGTAGCTGCTCCTTGGTATACTGATCACGTACTTCTTTAATATACAGCCTAGCATTGGCCTCCACCGACATGATATTAAAGGCTGTGTTGCGTGTGCTTTCTTCCATTGCCAAGATACCGATGTTATCTTTGGTATTCATTAGTAGGTGGTGCATTAGCTCACGCATGATGCTGGACTTACCCATACCAGCACCACTGGTGAACGTCACTAGCTCACCCGTCCTCATACCATAGGTCTTCTCATTGAGTTGTGTCCAAGGGTAGAGGCAGGTCTCACAGTAGCTCTCATCGTATAGACTATCCCCTAGATCATGCAGGTTGACAATCCCAGCAGGGGTGAAGGACTTAGCGCCCCACCATGCAGTCATGAAGTCTTCTGACTTACCCACCTTGAGGTATTCGTTGGCATCCTTCAAGTCTAGGTTCATAACCTTACACTTATTAGGCTCAAAGATTTCAGCTACATCAGCAGCAGCTTGCTTACCAGCCTTGTCGTTGTCAAAGCATAAGACTACCTGCTCAAACTGGTTGAGGTACTCAAAGGATTGCTTACAATTAGATACAGCAGATGCTGCACCATTCTTCAGGGAAACGACAGGCCACTTAGACCCCATCATTTGATAGGCAGACATAGCATCTACCTCACCCTCACAAACGGTAACGAACTTACCCTTCTGAGTGAACACATTCTGACCAAACAAGCCAGCACTGGTCATCTGTCCTTCGGACCAGAACTTTTTGTTGGCTGTGTCACGTACCTTATTACAGATATGATTACCATTCGTATCAAAGTACTGATAGACATGGTGTGTTGTCATGGACCCCTTCTTTTTTGTGAGGGTGCCATACTTCTTGGCTGTATCTCTAAGTATTTTACGATCTGAGATATCATTATACTCAGCCATCTTGCTGGATGTTAGTTCAGTAGGTGACGTAGCCGCCACAGTCTGTTGTATTGGTAGTTTAGTAGCCATAGTCGTGACTTCCTTTGAGTGTTGATAAGTTTTACAGCTAAAGCAGAAGGTGTGTCCATCGTTGTAGTGATGGTTGGCGTCAGAAGAATCACACTTGGGACACGGCCCCTTTCTTCCTTGTTCTTCGGGCTGCATTGGAATATCCTTTTGCAATTGAATACATCTCATGGTCATTTAGTCTTAGCATATAGCACAAGCCCTGCCTGTCGTCAAGCTCTTGTTGTGCTTCACGTCTAGTCCTGTAGCTTTTCAGGATGTTATTCTTGTATACTATGTTATACATCGTCGAAGGTTTCATCCCATAGGTTGCTGACAAAATCTTCTTTATCTTCCATGATCTCATTGATCTCAATGTTGGCTAGTTTCCTAGCCTCTTTAATATCATAGCCTTCTTCTTTGTACTGGCGAACAAGTCCCCTCAATAGGGATGACCGTTCTTTCTGCCAAAAATTTTTACTCATTATCTATCATATCTTCTATAAACTTTTCTACTTCTTCCTCGTTTGTAGGTTCATACCCATTGTCTAACATAGTATACCATAGATCAGCAGGATATCCAAGAGATTTTCTTAGGGACTCTTGCTTCTCTTTCCAGTGAGCATAAAAGTTATGTATCTCTGCCGTCACTTAACTCAGCCCATAATTTATTTGGAGTGCTGCCCTGCTTTGCAATAGACAATTCTTTTCTAAGTTGTTTATTAGCGTCAGTCAACTCTCTTACTTGTGACTTTAGTGTAGCTATATTTTTATGTAGGACAGCTACATACCCATTATATTCTTCAGTGAACTCTGTCAATTCTAACACATCCTTCCTCAAATACTACACTATCATCAATCCCTAGAGAGTGTAGAAATTGTATAGCTTCTCCTTCAGTATCAAACTTAAGAGGTGTACCAGTGGGCGTTGTTAATAGATCAAAACAATCAAACTCTTTTATGTCTACACACTTTTCATTTAGAATGTCTTGAACTATTATAAACATTTAATTTAAAACTTACGCTTACTGATAAACTTTTGTAAATCTTTCTCGACCCAACTAATTTCTTTTTCAATTACTGTGCGTGTCTTGATAAGAAACTTTAGCTTCTCTGAAAAATCAAGACGATCATAGTCAGCAGTTGCTACCAAAGTTGGAACGCTTGCAACCTTTTTAATCTCTAGTATATTAGACATCTGTACGCCTTTCATTTACTCCAAACATTTCCCCAATAGATTCAGGAAAGAGATCATATTCTTTAGACATACCACCTACAATATCTCTTTCAATATCATTAAGAGATAGCTCAGACCAGTAAACTTCTAGTGCTTTAGTGTCACGCCTAGCTCTAAACATATGATACTCTCCCGCAGGAACTATCGCTACGTCTTCAGCATATAGAACTGTAACATCTACTAAGTCATAGTCTTTCCATCTGTGTATTTCTAACTCACCATCCTCCACATAGAAAGCATTTATCTTTGACTGATGACAATGCTTAGAGCAATACCCACCAGCATTAACAAAGATAGAATGCAATTCTATTTGAGGACGTTGGATGAGGGGGATCGTTGTCCCCCACACCTTTCCTTCTACTATACTCATTAATCTTTACTCATTTCTTCATTCATATTTAAGAACCCATTGATGTCTGCTATACTTACTTCAGCTATACTACTTACAGTAAACCCAGAGAAAACTAAAGCAGATACAACATACTCTTGTAGTTCTTCAGGTATATCTTTATGGTTGTAGTAATTAAAGTACATAACTTACTATCTCCTTTTCTGTATTATATCACATATAGAACCACAGTGCAACTATAATTATGCTACCTCCAATTCTAATAGTCCAACTATAACATATCCAACTACATATAATGCTAATCCAATCATAATAAGGTCGTGTTTTGACATCATGCAGCCTCCAATTCTAACCAAGCAGGTGATACCAACATTTTCTTTACCTCTTCTTCACGTAATACTTTACGAGTGTGTGCCTTACCCTTCATTCTAGGTGTAGCTGTGTGGCTAGACCACTCAGTAGCAGCCTGATAGGCCGTCCAGAGTGAACCCTTCACCTGTGTACCATACTTCTCATAGAGACCCTTACCATGTACGTGACGGTTCTCATTGTCAAAGGTCTTCATGAGGTTAGACAACATAACTTTGTTGGCTACATTCTTACGCTTAACATTATCAAAACGCTTTGCTAGTGTCTTGGTGAACAAAGAGATAGCATTGTCTCTACTAAGCTCAGTATTGTACCACCCCTTCATCTGCGTCAGGCCATCACCAGCTACGTACTCAGATGCCGCCCTGATCTTGGCACCAAATGACACAGCATCGAAGCCTTTGGTGTGCCTACCGTACACATAGGCCAGCTTATCACCACTGACTAAGGTGTTGAAACAGAACGACCTGAAGAGGCCCATCATACCGTTGTTGGCCCATGTCCTGTTATGACTGGTGCGGAAGACAAACTGTGGTATCACAGGTCCAGTGCCATCGATGTCCTGTGCATGGGCAGGGAACTTAGCAATCAACTCCATCCTTGCACCACTGTCGTAGGTGTTGGTGGTGAAGTCAGCATCAGTCAAGTCCAATCCTGCTAGGTTGAGTGCATCTTCGATCTGATCTACGATAGTAAGATACTGCGTAGGCTCATAGCTATCTGATACAATAGCCAGTGGCTCCATAGTATCTACACGCCGCAGACCTACCCCAATCTCTGTGGGTACTTTAGTTAGGGTGCTGGGGTTATGTAGCCCAGAGTAGGGTGTATACAGTGGGAACTTCTCTACTTGAAAGTTTAGTTTATCATGGTCAAACATATTCATTCTCCTGTGTCTAGGGTAATAGGTGCATCAGTTTCATGGAAGCATGTTAGTTTAAGTTTTTCTCCACGTGTTGTTGTTACCTCTACTTCTACTGTTCCAAATGTTTCCATATCTGTTTTAGATATAACGATAGAACTTACATCGTGCAGTGTAGTTTTCATTAGTCTTCTCCTATGTTTAGTTAGTCAGCATTACAGTAAGAGTATTAGAGTAGTCTTCCTTCACCTCATCTACAGTGTCATACTGATAGTTTTCTTCATAGTATTCCTTCTCACCAGTACCTTCGCACTCATGGCATTTGTTAGGTGTAGTATAGTAACTATATAATTCACCATGTCCACCACAATCTACGCATTGTTGTACAATAATCCAAGTCATCCCATTGCCTCCAATAGTGCATCGTACTCAGCCTCTAGTTGTGCATAATAATCACTGTCACGATCATGCAATTTCATAGTCTCTCTAACATCTTTAAGAGCATAGTCACGCTGAACTTCTGACATTAGTTTAACTTTTTCTGTCATTACTTTATGAAGCATGTGGTGTCTCCTTATCCAGCATTAAAAGAGGCGCAGATTATAGCACCGGGATAGATGTCACTGTCCGGCTCACCCACGACCTCACCTAGATACATTACCTTTACAAGACTGGGCCGTGATACCCAACTTTCATACATATCAAAGTCACCTGATCCACCACCGGGATGTATATTCTGTGCCTCTTCTGCACTATTAGCCACCACTACAGCACTACGAAACGTGTCATAACCTGTGTTAATATCCTGATATATTTTATATAGTTTCATTTAATTTTTCCTTATCTAAGTGCTGCAATTAATCTGGCCTTGACTGTCTGTTCGTATGGTACTCTCTCGACCTTTTCATTGAAAGCCAGTGTCTTATCGTAGGTCTCATACTTTATTCGCTTACGATTTGTTGGGTAATTTCTTGGGTCTCTTGGTATACACTTTCCCGCTCTATTTTTAATACCCATCACAGAATTTTTAGTGAGCAAGATATTTAATGTACCCCTACATAATCTATTTGCTTCAACTGCTACTTGAGTTGCAGTCAAACCTTTCTTAAAAAGATTAAGAACTATTTGTTTTGTCTCTTGTTTGTGCGGTACTATAAACATTAGTCTACTCCTTCATTCTTTTAATGTAGTCTATTAACTCGTCGGTATTACTTAATTTCTCTACTTTGTTAATTAGTCCAGTAGAATTTCCTTCCTTATCTACACTCATTAGTACCGCCTCTACAGACCCTTTTTCTCTGATGCCCTTGACCCCTAGAATATTTTTTTCATGGGCAGCTACTTGAATTATAGATATGTAAACATCATCCTTTAATTTTATTCTTATTCCATTTGACATAGCATTTCTCCACTTGCTTTAGGTGCAAACTTCTAGAATTTCTAGAACATCACATATCATATCATTATACGACTGTTTTTATTTACTTGTGGCGACTGAGAAGTGAAACTTCACTTAATGTTGTGAACCCTACGCCATACAACCCACGTAATTGCTTGAATTTCAAAGGCTTTTAGCGGTCTCCCATTAACTCTTGCACGTTTGCCAGCCTCTACGTAAGCATCTGATATGGTCTTATATTCTTTTTTCCCCACGTTTGTCTTGTCATCTGTCAGACTATGACGTTTGCCATAGTATATATTTTTAGCATGACCATCCACTGTGCAGGTATCATCGCCCATAATATTCCTATAG